CATGGAGCATTCCTTTCTCCAGTAAATGAATCAAAAGGAAATATATCTGTAAATAAATTTGCAGGTGTTGAAAGAATTATAACTGATATTATTACGGAGTTTTAAAAATGGCATTAGAAGATTTACAATCACAATATGGTCCTACAAATAAAAGAGGGAATAAAGGTACTGGAGAATTTGTAGACAATTTAGCAAATGAAGGAACTAAAGGATCAGTTAAAGGACAACGAACGGGTCAAATAGATGTTAAGAGTAAATATCAAACATCAGAAAAAAATGGAATGAAACCAACAGGTCCAGATGTATTTGGAAATATACCTGCAGAAAGATCTTTTGAATAGGGAATAGATATGAAATTAAAAAAATTATTAGAAAGTACACCTGGATTTGAAAATAGAAAATTTGGAGACAAATTACCTACATTAGATAGTGTTCAAAAAGCATTTCAAGCTAAAAACAACATTAAAGAAGAAGATGCAAATACTGCCGGCGAATTTGATTACGACTACTTTATAAAACAATTTGATTCAGTTCAAGAAGTAATTGAAGAAACAGAATATGAACTACTTCAAACATTAGATGGGTTAGCAGAGGATGAAGATGTATATGGATTAGTTTCAGATAAAGCAGAGCAAGCAGCTAACCAAATAAGAAGATACATTAATGGTGCTTATAAACAAATAGAAGGCATTCAAAATCTTTTAGAAAGACATAAAAGAAATAAAGACTTAGACCGATAAGGAGAATATATTATGAAAAAATATGAAAATCAATTAATGAAACATATCCTTAATGAGAAGTATCTAGGCGAGGATGAAGATAAAAAAATGACTAAAGAAGAAAGATCTGCATTTTTAGAAGCAGTATCTAATTTTCATAAGTTAGGTGAGATGGTATATGCTAAAGGTGGACTACAAGAAGTTAGTACAACATTGCAAAGCGTGGTAGAACAGGCCGAAAAATTGACTTTATCAGAGTCAGAACATTGGTTTGATAATGTTACGGTATCTAGACACATGAAACAAATGAATGAGGCTTATAAAGTATTTGAAAAGACTTCAAAAGAAATGACAGGCCTACAACAAAGATTAGAATCTGCATATGAAGATATGGGGACAGTTTTAAACCGTTATTATAAAATAGGAGAATCTTTAAAAGATTCAGAATAATATTAGGATTGTTGCAAAATAATCTTTATATTAATACTTTATAAAACATAAATAAGTTATATGAACAAACGATTAAAAAGACAAAAGTCAATATTACCTGGCGCAGTAGGCGTCAAAGTTGTTTCTTACCAAAAGAAAAATCACAAGACAGGTAAATCAGAAACAGTTTATGATATTGCACATGCATTAAGATCTTTCAAAAAAGAAATGAAAGAGGCTGGTATATTACAAGAATATAAGGAAAGAAGATATCATATTCCTAAGTCTCAAAAGAAACGCGAAAAAATGCAACGTGCTAAATATTTCCAATGGGTGTCTGATCTACACCAAGATTAAATAAATTTCAATTTTCTAGAAGGTTTTTGCTTATACTCGTATATATATTAGTATAACGATACTGTATTCCAATATACGGTCACTCGACTAATTATCTATGAGTACTTGATGTACTCCAATTGAGGCTCTTAATAGCCTTATTTCCAAATTAAATAAGAGGAGAACAACTATGGCAAAAAATGAATTGCTAAAAGAAGCGATTGCTGACGCGAAAGCGGTAAGAGAAACAGCACTTGCAAATGCAAAAATTGCATTAGAAGAAGCGTTCACCCCGAGAATTCAATCAATGTTATCTGCTAAATTAGCTGAAGAAGAAGAATTGGATATGGAAGAAGAAATGGAAGCACCAGAAATGGAAGCTGAAATGGAAGCTCCTGTAGAAGATGAAGCTCCTGTAGCTGAAGAAGGTAGAGGTATGAATGACAACGACGAAGATCCAACTGATATTCATTCTGAAGAAATGGAAGAAGAACCTGTTGCTGAAGAAGGCAGAGGTGAAGAAGAAGTAACTGAAGAAGAAGATCTAGAACTTGAAGCTATTATAAAAGAGCTTGAAGATGAAATGGGTATGGAAGAAGAAGCTGAAGAGCCTGTAACTGAAGAAGAAGAAGTTGAGGAATCGACTGTAACTGAAGCAGAAGGTGAAGAAGTTGACGAAGACATAAATCTAGACGAAATCATTAGTGCATTGAGAGAAGAAGAAGGTGAAGAAGAAGTTGCTGAAGAAGGTAGAGGCGATAAAGATGTAGACGAAGCTAAAGAAGATGATTTAGAAGAAGCTTACAACGTTATCAAATTCCTAAGAAGCAAGATCAACGAAGTTAATCTTTTAAATGCAAAATTATTATTCTCAAACAAATTGTTTAGAAATCATAGTTATTGAAAACTTTGACAGAGCGTCTAATTTACGTGAAGTTAAATTAGTATTTGCTACATTATCTGAGTCTTTCAACTTGAATCCTTCTAGAACAAAAAGATCAATCAAAGAAAGCTATGCTTCAAAGTCTAGCGCTTCAACAGCTCCAAGTAAGAAAGTAATTTCTGAAGGAAATGATTTAGCGGCAAGATGGAAAAAGTTAGCTAATCTCTAAAATTAAAGGAGAAAAGAAAATGAACATAAATTCATTATTACCAACAGATTCACAAGCTAACCAAAATGCTGTGTCTATCCAACTTGAAAAGAAGTGGGAAAAGACAGGTCTTTTAGAAGGCATGAATAATGAGGTAGAAAGAAAAGGCATGGCGGTTCTTTTAGAGAACCAAGCTAAGCAATTAGTATCAGAAGCATCTGCAACTGGTACTGGTGGTAATGCTGAAGAGTGGTCGGGTGTTGCCCTTCCATTAGTAAGAAGAATCTTTGCAGAAATTGCTGCTAAAGACTTCGTTTCAGTACAACCAATGAACCTACCATCAGGTCTAGTATTTTACTTAGACTTCAAATATGGTTCAAACCAAGGTACAGATGGTACAGCAGGTGGCAACGATTTTGTTACTTCCGGAACAAATATAGAAGAAAATTCTGTATTTGGTGTTACTAATCTTGCAAATGGTAATGGTACTGACGTAGCTGTTGAAGGTCTTTATGGTGCTGGTAGATTTGGTTACTCGATCAACGATGTAACTTCATCAGTATTAGCAACTGAAACTCAAACTGCTTCAACTGCAGTAACAACTGGTAAGCACATTACAGGTTCTATTTCGGCTGCTGATTACGGATATAATTCTGAATTTTCAGCTTCAGTATTATCAGATGCAGCACTTACAGTAGTAACTTTAGATGTTAAAGCATCTGATTTATCTGGTGCTGATTTTGAAGGTATTAGAGCATTCAACTTAACAGGTGATGCACAAATATCAGCCGTTTATCCTGAGTTCACTAAGTTAGTAAAAAGAGCTGCAACAGATGATACAGTAAGATTTGTTGCTAAATTATCTGCAGCAGGTGCTAATTTGGACACAGTAAAAGTAGCTTATCACAAAGCTCCAACTGCAACTGATAGAGGTGACTTTGAAGACGTAGCTGGAAACAAAATTCCAAATCAAGTATCTCCGGATTCATCTACTTTAGATATTCCAGAAATCAATCTTGAAATGAGATCTGAAGCGATTGTTGCTAAGACACGTAAGTTGAAAGCAGTATGGTCTCCAGAATTTGCTCAAGACTTGAATGCATACCATTCAATTGATGCAGAAGCTGAATTAACTTCTATGTTATCTGAATATGTATCTCAAGAAATTGATCTTGAAATCTTAGACATGTTGATGAACAATGCACAAACAACTGCATATTGGTCAGCAAGAATTGGATATAAATTTGATGCTGGTACATCTGCATTTGTAGATGATGCTACTGCAGGTCAAGCTTATAACCAAGGTACTTGGTTCCAAACTTTAGGAACTCAAATACAAAAAGTAAGTAACAAGATTCACCAATTAACATTAAGAGGTGGAGCTAACTTCCTAGTTTGTTCTCCAACTGTTGCAACTATCTTAGAATCAATTCCAGGATATGCTGCAGATACAGATGGTGACAAAGCACAGTTTGCAATGGGCGTTCAAAAAGTTGGTGCTATTAATAATAGATTCCAAGTTTACAAAAACCCATATATGACTGAAAATGCAATTCTAATGGGATATAGAGGATCTCAGTTCCTAGAAACAGGTGCTGTTTATTCTCCATACATTCCACTTATTATGACT